AATAAAGATTATATATTACTCTACAGGCTCTTTTTGTGCGCCCAACATACCTGCTGTTGTTCCTACAAGTGGCCTTGTGCCTCCACCTATACCGCCTAAAAGACCTCTTGTAATGCCAAGTCCAGGTCCATATAAACCTGCGGCAGCAGCACCACTACCCAGTGACTGTGCCAATGGGCCAAGTCTACCACGACCCGCCTCTCTTGCAATACCCAGTCCCAGCAATGGAGTAACAAATGCACCGCCAGTTGATTCACGCATAATATCAGCAGCTTCTGTCGCAAACTCTTGATCCGTTGCCTGACCTCTGGCGGCCTTTCTTTGCTGACCAACTTTTAATGACTGCAAGAACTGCTCTGGAGTAAAATCTCCACCCTGCGTAATAGCTTTGTTAATTGATCTTTGTATGGGAAGCAACCTGCGATAAGTTGAATCAACATCTCTTAACTTAATGGCATTTTCAGGGTCTTGCCTTTTCATTTCGTCTCTAAAAGACTTTTGAAGCTCAGAAAGAGCATGGCTTACTTTTGGATTTTTAGTTTGTTGAAACCTTATCTCTCTGCCAATTTTTGAATCCATTTCTTTCAAAACTTCACCAGAAACCTTACCAGTCATAGGTAGATCTTTTAATATAGCACCACTTGCCTGACTAAATGTATTAAGGTCATCTCCGTACATAGTTAATTCATCAGCTATGTTAAGTTGAGATTTTTGAACATTACCCCTCAAGGACTCAGCATCTTTAATTTTTAACTTAGGAAGCACATCTTTGTACGCATCACTTACAATATCCATGGCCTCATCAAAGGCTTGTATTCCACTTTTATCCTTACTAACTTTTTTTCCTATAGGATCTAAAGCTCTATTCATTGTGGCTGTGGTGAATCCTGCAACAGCTTGACCCCTAGCTTTCTTCACGCTTTCACCAACAAACGGAGCCACAGATAACAACCTTTCCGCTACCCTTGGTAAGCCACCCATGGCTTGACCAGGAGTTAATTGAACACCCTCTTTAATTAGTTTTTTAGCAACTCCACCAATAGCAGGGAACGCTGCACCAACAACTCCACCACCCGCAGCACCAAGCAAGCCACCAGTTTGCGCCCCAGCAAGACGCTCCCCTTCTGTGGAAGCTCCTGCGCCATATATAGCTCCTTGTAGACCGCCGCCCAATATACCTGATGCTACTGGGCTAAGAACCCTGCCTGCCTCTTTGGTAACTTGAGCAGCTTTAGGAAGAGCAGCACCCAAAGGGGCTATTGCTGTTTTGGCTGCCTGTGCAGCTTTAGATGCCTGAGCAGCTTGAGCAGCTTTTGCAGCACCTTTTGCAGCTACACCACCAGGTATTAGAAATCCAGCAGCACCACCAACAAGCTCTGCCGCAAGAGCCGCTTTTGCATTGTCTTCAGCAAACTTTTCCATTTGGCTTCTAATTTCACCAACCTCGTCTGCATACTTAGTGCCTTTGAATTTAGATTTTAGATAGGCTTCAGCTTCATCTCCCCATCCAGCAGTAAGACCCTGTGCGGCAGCACGAGCTAACCCTCCTACATAAGATGAATCATCAGGTACAGGTTCAGGAATACCCGCTACCTTCCTAAAGTAGGAAAGAATTTGTTTTTCAGTTGCCTCATCTGGGAAGCTGTACTCTTTGCCTTGAAAAATTCTTTTTTGAGCCATTATTTGCTACCCTGTAATAACATATCCATTGTAACTTCTTCTGTTGCGCCTGAAGAAGAATCAGGTAAACCTTTAGGGGCTTCATCAGAAGATTCACCTAATTCGATTGGATCAAACACAGTTCTCGTAGTGCTGGTTTCTGGAGCAGTCTTTAGAAGTTTGTTAAATCTAGTGGCTTTTGATTGGTACCTGTTTTCAGATTTATTCTTTATATCATTCAATAATTCTAAAGTTATTGCTTTGGGGGTAAACGCACTCATGTCACCACCAAGAGCAATAAGAATACGAATAGCATCTTGCTCTGTCATAACACCAGGGCCAACAACATCAACCCTAAACTGACCTATAAGACCTTGCAGCCTTGCCCTTCCTCGTGCTGTTGCTAGATCTTTTTCAGTTAAACCCTCTTTACGCATAAGTGTATAAAGTTTTGTTTTTACGTTAGATATAGTTCTGTCAATGCCTTCTGGGGCGGTTTTAACGTCTTGAATATATTTAGCTACAGCATTCATAGTAGACTTTTCTGAATCTAATTGATCTTCTAGATTTATCATGTCTTGATATTTTGGAGCATCTAATTCAGAAAGTCGTATAGATCCTACAGGTATTGGCTCATCAGTACCTTGAACCAACCTCTCACCCCGCACTGGATTAAAATAGGTTTCAATTAATTTTCTATCTGGAGTTACATAAGTTGATGGATAAGAACCTTTTTTAACTTCTGATGCCCTCCCGCGAGCAATAGCCAACTCCTGAGCGGAAATTATGTTTGCTAAATCTGTTGCTCTTTTTTCAGCCTCTGCTTTACTCCCAGCTTCCAAACCACCAACCAAACGCTCTCCAAAAGAAAGAGGGCGGCCCTTACTTGGGGTCATTAAAGACTTACCAAGCTCAGATAGTCTTTGACTTGCGTATGGGCCAGTTGCGTAATCAAGCAATCCACCGCGAACACTTTGAGCGGCATCAGTAACACCTTGACGAATCTTACCTATAGCAGTGGGTTGCGCCAACGCTGTAAGTTGAGAATCTGGCAACCCAACTTGCGGTGTTGGACGCATCATTCTATCTGTTGGAGAAAGTACAGGAGCATTTGGGTTATACCCAGGCGTTCCAAGAAGCCCAGCCAAACCACTTGAACTACTTAATGGATTTCCTAATAAACTTTTAATTACTTCATCACTCATTTTAATATCCTAATTCATGCCCAGCAATCCGCCAAGGATTGCAACGTATGGATCATCAAAAGCAGCTTGCGTAGCCAGTGCTCCACCAAGGAACTTAGACGCATCACTTGGATCATAATACGGCGTTTGTGTGGTTGTTGTTGTACCAGTTGGAAAACCTCGTAAAGATTCTTGATATTGACGAAGAGCCTCGTATGGCGCACCTTGTTCAAACTGATAACGTCTTACAGCTTCATCAATAGCCTGTTGGCTCATTGCTTGTCGAGTAGCACCAACATCTTGAAGTCTACCAATATCACGATAATCAAGCTCTGCCATTGCAGGTGCTCGCTGTGCCGCAGCAGCCTGACGACCAAACCCAACACCAGAAACATCGCCCAAGAACCCAGCACCACGCAACTGACTTTCATATTGAGTGCCCATAAGATTTGCCAAATTTCTTTGAGCAGCCAGTTGATTTGCGCGTTCTGTAGCATAATCTTGATAAGATATATCAGCAGCTACATCACCTAAAGTTCTGGACATTATATCAGCAGCAGCACCTGAACCAGTGCGACCAGCACGAGAAAGAGTGCTTTGCACACGAGCCTGTGCTGGATCTAACGCACGACCAATCGCAGCTTCAAGACCAGGTGAGCCACCAAGAAAACCACCCATTGCGGTTTCTCGCATCATGCCTAAAGGTTCAGAATAATCAACTCCACCAGCCAACTGTTGAGCATAAGGTAAAGCGGCTGATTCAAACCCACCAGCTAAAGCCTGTTCTGTAAATTGTTGAGCACCACTGACTAACGGACTACCAGTCAAAGCTCTTTGGCGTTGAGCTTGTAAAGCCATCTCTTGCTCAGGAGCAAATCCAGCATAAGTTTGCCCTGGATAAAACTCAGGAGTTTGAGTTTGATAGAGCCTTTGCGCCTCCTCTATACCATATTGAGAAAATGGTTGCAGAAAACTGCTAGGCCCTGCTGTAACTGTACTGGTTGTGTAAGGTTCTGCCATAGTCTTATCCTTTAATATTTCCTATAATTTACACTGTTATTCACAGGTTGTAAAATGATTATCCAATAATCAGGTAGTCAAAAGTTTTGCCAGAAACACTATTGGGTAGATGTGCAATAGTAGCCTGACCCTTGGTTCTTGCGCTAATGTACGGCTCAAATGCACTGCCAGTTTCTTCTGAGGGCTGAACCATATACACCTCTACTTTAGTTGACTCAGAGGCTGGCCTTGCATATGGGCTTGTAGATGCCGCATTTGCCAAAAGACTAATCACAGCATCGTCAACGGCAATCATGACTTCTACATAATCTGATGCGCTTAAATCAACAGGCATATCCACTGAGGACATAGTCGCTCCAACATTAGCCCCCTGTTTGTCTGATACACCAAACCACGAAGTTGAGTTTGGAACATCTGTCCCATTAACTCTTAACCATATAAACGCATCGTGAATTTGAGACGATGAGTTTACAAAGGTACACTCAGCGTGAACATTATATAGCCCAGCATAGTCCACAGTCATTTGGTTGCTAGCTAAAGACATTCCATATAGATACTGGGAACTATTTAAAACAGCCACTGTAGGTGTGTCTGCGGTAAAGGTTTGATTGGCTGTATTGTAAAAGAAACCAAATGGATATTTATTTGCGGCGGCTGAAGATAAAGATGTAGCCATCAAGAGGATAATGGATTCAGGGCCAATGCGCCTGTCCTCGATGGTTGTGCTAGTTGCGCCGCCAGTTGCAAGCGTAACTGTTCCAGTGGAGTTAATCTTGCCTTCCATTATGTTGTTTACAATTTCTGCAACGTCACGAGGCTGACCGCCTTGAAATGGAAGTTTTCTATACTGATTAGCCATTATCTACGACCTATTTTAGAAGCCTCAATATCAATTCCCTGGGCTTTTTTCCATCCCCCAGAAAGCCTAATTCTTACTCTATGGTATCTACCACCAGACCTGACAGGTATAAAGTTATCTGCATTTAATGTGGACTCTACCCCAAAAGTAAACGTATCCACTTGTCTGCTACGCGAAGCAACCTGCGCCGTAACAGTAGCAGATGTAGCTTGCTGTATCGTGACATACGGAACAATATTCCTGATAACTGAGTTAAACCCAGCAGAAACTTCAAACTCAGCAGTTTCAATAATTGCGGACAATGTGTCACCAGTAAACGATTGAACTTTTTTATCTTTTGATGCGGCAAAAAAGAACTCGCCACCTCTATAAAGGGCAGAATCCAAAGAAGCAGGAAGAGAATCAATACTAGAGTTAATATTGTCAAGATTTTCAAGAGTGTAGCCAGAACTATATAAAGGTGAAATGCTATCCGCAACAACTTCCGCAGTAGACCACCTGTCAAGCGTGTAACTGTATATAAGAAGTTTATCAGGCGTTCCATTTATAGACTCCCTACTAGGATAAGACCACACAACTATTTGATTAAGCGGGTCCGCAGAGGCACTCATATTTTGAGAAAAACCACTATTAAAGTCATCTAAAAAGAATTTGTTTACTTTTTCTGCTCCAATAGCTTTTGAAGATTGACCATCAAACATATAGAAACCATCGTCTGAAAGATAAAATACATTGTGACCAACATTGCATACACTGTTAGGAACCTTGCAACCTCTATTGGTTTCTACCTTGTCAAACTGAAATATAAGAGGGGAGCCAATATAAGACCCTCTAACAATACCTTTTTCAAGTAAAATGGTTGCGTACTCACCGCCAACGACACCCGTAACATTCCCCATGTCAGCAATGTCTTGAAAGTCAGCCTGAGTAGTTGGATCAACCGCCCAACTTGTATGATCGTTAATTGCAGACCAACGTACACGATAGGGTTTGTTTCCATCAGTTGCGTCATTAGTGTAACCAGTAAAAACAAAATCACGAACCACAGCAATGTATTTAGCTTTTGGCGCGTCAGCAGAAAGGTCAGCAAATAAGCCACCTGCTGCAGCTATTTTAGTTTGTATGGGATCAGCAAAGTTAGTTGCTATAACATTTTCACCAAACTGAACAAAACGCCACTTGTCGTTTGCACCTGTAGAATAATTACCTGACTTACTCTCATTAACTAACGAGCTATCAGTAGTATCAAGCCTGTATATTTTTGTTCTATCTGCCGCATATAAAGCAAAGTTTCCATCGTCATCTTTAGCGGCAAACATACTTACAATCTTTTCATCTGCTGCACCGCTAATAGGTGACAGACCTTGTATGCTTGTATAACCAGTTGCCGCAGGTATTACGTTTGTAGCAACAGTAGTGCCAGGATTGTTAAGATCAGATTGATCTGGAAAAAACTCGCCAAATTTTATCATTGTGTATTCCAACTTCCATCGCTAACACCTACCTGTGTCCAGCTTTCATTACCTACAGAAATAACAGACCAAACCTCATCTCCAGATGCAATCTCAGACCATGTTTCATCGCCAGCAGATACTTCAGACCATACTTCATTTTCTTCAGCAACAACAGACCATTTCTCCCCTAATATCTCTCCAGTGCCTAAAATTTGTGCAGACGAGCTAACAACAGACTGAGCCACAACCTCATAGTTACCTGCGGATACCATGTCTGCGCTAGAGTCTAGTGAGGCAGCACCAAGTATAACTATGCTGCCTTCAGCAGTTAAAGATGCTGGCCCAACCACCAGGGAAGACCCAAACTGTATTCTTATGCCCTCAGAGGCCACAGAAGCTGTTGTAGGGACGTTTGAAGACCCAACCTGTACTCGCACACCCTGAGATGTTACAGACGCGCTAGTGGAAGGCTGTGAGGATCCTACTTGTATACGGATGCCAGCAGAGGATACGGAAGCAGATGTAGAAACAGAAGATGCACCTACCTGTATTCTGATAGCCTCAGACGCTACAGATGCGCTAGTCGATGAAGTAGATTCACCTTCGCGTAGGGCGGCGGTTTCCCAGATGGGGTTGTCAAGGCTGTAGGGCAGGGAGTCAATAGTCCCCCAGTTGTCTAGCTGTTCTAAAGTTGGCCCTACAATCTCAGCCATAACTAGGCCGCAGTAATGTCAACACCGCCAACTGCAACCTTGAAGATGTCTCCAGTTGCAATAGTTTTAGATGCGGTTAACGCCCCGTGAAACAATAGATTGCCAGTAGTAGAAGCGTCCCATACTCCAATATGCGTAATAGTTCCCCAGTCACCAGTCGCGGCTGAAAACTCTACAGCCGCATCGTTGCTGGCTGTTGCGCTAGAAGCAGATCCAAATGAAATAGCTTGCCGTGTGTATCCGCTACCGCTTAGTTCAGCACCGCTTCCATCATCAGTTGGTGATGTTGTGTGAAGGCTAAGATACACAGCCGCAGGAGCAGATGTGCTTGCAGTTCCTAAAAAATGATCCAGAAATTTGTTTTCCAGGTAATCACTCATTGCACTCATAGGTATTCTCCATAGTCAGATTTCATAAACAGGCCACTACCTGCGTGTTTGCCACGTTGCTCTTCTCTTTTAATCTCTTCAATAGCTCTTCCAAAAAGCTGTTCATATAAACTAGTCTTTTGGTCGTCTAAAAGATAGACGCTTGCAGCAGCCAAAGATCCATATAGATACGCATCTGGGTGACGAGTTAAAATTGTATTTGTAGTATTGCTGTCAGATAATGCAGGTGTGCCCTCACTGTAAACAATCTCAGCCGTGTAGTCTGCATCAGGTACTGGGGCAAACTTAATCTCTCCACCAATAACTGTATATGCTCTGGGGCGGCCACCTGCACTAGAATACTTTTCATCTAGTTTGATTGGTGTGTAATACTCAAGAACCTCAATAGGGTTAATGTTTAGCTTTACCAATCGTACAGAACGTAGGTCTGTTGGCAAAGATACAAATGAGTCTCCAGATGTAATAGATGCCGTAGCTCTTTTTTCTTGGGAACGTGCTTCTAACTCTCTACTCATACGAGCTTCAGCCAATGAGATAAAATCAGGTATTTGTGCAGTTAAATCATCTCTAGCAAGAAAACTAGCAATAGAAGACTGTAATTCAGAGTACGTTCCAATAGCCATTATATATTTCCACCACCAGTTCTAAATAGACGATTGTCAGACTCATTTAACCATTGTTTCCAACCTTTAGGATTGTCTTTGGGTTTGCCTAACTTTTCGATTAGTTGATAGTACAGTGTCTCAGGTATTTCCGCAACCTTTTGGTTATGCTTCTGGGTGTTACCAATTAGACTGTTTTTTCTGTAATCGTTATGCTGTTCCCTGTTTGATTTTAATAGTGCATCAACATTCTGTGTTGTTTCAAATACAAGCTGTCCATCTTCTCCCATGTGACACCATGTTTCTTTTCCCGTTAGTGGATCTCTCTTTATTAATCGCTTAGACATATTATCTTCCTTTGTAATAAGGGAGGTAAAGCGGTCAAAACTCTACCTCCCCCACTCAAAATAATTTACAAACTACGAGAGGTTGTAAACCGCGCCGTGTGCTTTTGGAGCGGATACTTTTAGCGTCCACTCTGTGATGATTTGGAATTTCTCCGCATCACCAGTTTTAGCAAGAGACTGAACGTCAAAGTTACGACCAGGCAATGTGCAGATCGAAGCGTAGTCACTATCTAGTAGGTACACGCGATCGTCTCCAGTAAAGCGATCAATAACAACGTCTAGCTGACCAAAGTCAGAAAGATACAAAGAAACAGAACCAACGATAGCGGCTTCACGAGGAGCGGTATAGTTGATTTGGTTCGTTGCAACAGAGCCACCATTCAAGTCAGAGAAGGCAGCTTTTTTGACAGGAGATACAACCAACATATTTGGCTGACCGCCATCTGTGTATGCAGCTTGCATAGCTTCATCAATCATAGCAAGCGTCATTGTACGATCCGTACCATCGTCAGATGGAATGTGCGTACCAAGACCAACACCAGCGTTGAAAGCAGTTTCGTCAGCAGCGATAGATACGTTGGTGATCCAGCTTGAAAGCGTACCAGCTAAACGAGTGGCAGAGCCATCACGAGCAACTGGAGTACAGATGTTTTTCTCAATGTCACGGCGAAGCTCAAGACCTTTAAGGACTTTTTGGTATGCAACTTCTTTTGCACGACCAGCTTTGTCAACGGCATCAAGCGTACCAGATACAGACGCATCTTTTTGCGAGATCTGCATATAGTTGCCCAAACGTACAGTTGCTGTTGGGGTGTCATAAGTAGCGTCAACACCTTCAGCTTGTGCGTTGTTTGATACTGCGCTGGCTAGCTCTTGTACTTGCCATTCAGTAAATACACCACTTCCTGTTTCTTTTTTAAGAGCAGAAAAGATAGGTGTTTCAGTTGGGTCGATTCGTGTGATTACGTCAGCAAGGTCTTCGCGCTCGCCAACAGCAGTAGTAGTAGTATGTACAGCCATTATTTACTTCTTTCTAATAAAAAATTAACGGCATCCTCTTTGGAGCCAGTTTTGTTTAGGCGTTCAAAAGCCTGTTTATTGCGATTACTTGCACGTTCTTTATTGCTCTTAGGGCTACCAGCCTTGACTGCCTTTGGTGCTTTCTTAACCTTCTTAGCAGCCTCTGGTCTCTTTGACATTAATTCGTCATAGAGATAGGCTTTTCGTAAGGCTTCAATGGCGCGTGAGTCACTTGCCGCTTCGAGTTCTTGAGGTGAAAAACCTATGCGTTGAGCATAGTTAATTACAGCCTGTTTCTCTCTTGTAGCAACTTCTTCATCGTTCCATTCAGGAATACGCTCCAACATACGCTGTTGCTCTTGAACTAATCGTTCTTGATGAGCTTGCATCATTTGCTGTTGCTGCTCTTGGGCAATGCGGTTTTGTTCAGCTTGAACTTTAACTACATTTTCTTTGCGTTCACGATAAGCATCACGCTGTCGTGTCCACTCAAGAGGGTCTTCCTGATAGAGCTTGTCCCAATACTCTTTGGTAGGCTCTTGCACCGCAGTAAGTCTAGCCTGTATTTGCGCTAAGGCTTGAGCGTACTGTTCGCGTTGTGCCGCCAATGCTTGCGTTTCTGCTTCAGAGTTTTTACGTATCTCTGCGGCTTCTTGCAATCTACGTTGAGCGGCTTGCTCTAATTGATAAGATTTGACAAGCTCTTCAGAAGTTACTTGTTTTTCCTCTCCATCAATCTTTACAGTATAAAGTTCTTCCTCTACTTCGTCAGGATCAACATCATACTCTTCATCATCAGATTCATCTTCAGAATCAGATAGCTCTTCAGCGTCATCTTCTTCAGATTCTTCCTCAAATGTTTCAGCTTCATCAGTCTCCAACTCTGTATCGACTTCTTCAGCTACAGGCTCTTGATTATCTTCGCTTGCCTCTTCAGGGGCTTCAATATTCAAGAGTAGGTCAACGGCTTGACCTTTATCTAACGATTCACCAGATCCTAAAAGGGTACTTGTTTCGTCGTTCATAATTTTAATCTCCTCAGATTATTTGGTTTCATTTATTTGCATACTTGCAAGTTTGCCTGTCGTGGCTACCTCTTCCAGATTATGCCTTACACTCCTCAGTGCTTGTATCATCTGAAAAATCTTTTCCCTGCCTTCTTCATCTCTGACAGGAGAAGTCTTCCAAGCCTCTATATATTCGTCCTCAAGAATAGAAAAAGACTCACTTAATAACTCGTCACGCAATAAGGCATCTGCTCTTGCACCACGATCTTGTTCAGCAAATAATTTGCCATCTACCATTACACTCTCCTTTTTTCAAAAAATAACACAAAACGCTAATTCTGCAATACTAAAGTTATATATTGAAACCAAGGTCAATTGGCCCAACCGCCATTGCAAGGTCTGAATCGCTAATGCCAGCCTCTTTTAATAGCTCAGCAGCTTCACCAGCATAGTCGCGTCTAGTTATATA